GCTATCTGTAGGAAGGAAGGTAGTATCATGGTATTGGAAACTAAGGAGAGATTCCAGAATGTCCATACCACCGGAACAGCGGCCAACGCTGGAGGAAGTTCAGCCCCTTGGTCCTTGGACCTTAAGGTTGAACACCAGCGCACGCAGTCTGAGCCTCATCTCTTTCCATTCGTGGAAAGGGAAAAGAGAGTTCAGCGCATGCCCCACTACTGGATCGACTTTATGTCGCGTCAGGATTTGGGAGGGCCGTTTATTACAGAGAAGGCTTCGACAACTAGTTTCCTCGCAAGAGGGCGCCGGCGGTCTGGGCTTTATTTTAATCTTCCATGGTCATGGTCCATTGATAATGGACCGTTGGTACTGTCAGGATCTGAGCATCCGCTCAGCCTTGGTAGTTCGACAGAATTGACCGCGTTAGAACAAACTCTGTTTGCGCTTGGCGGGACCGCAATTTCGCGGACCCGGCCTGGGAAACCTCAGGCTGATATCGCTCTAATGATAGGTGAGTTGAAGAAGGACGGTTTACCGTCAATCATTGGCTCTCTATTCTCGAGATCGAAGTCACTACGAGACGTGATGCGGAATTCAGGTAACGAGTATCTGAATCTCCAATTTGGTTGGATTCCTCTAATCAAGGATCTGACCGCAGCATGTCAGGCAGTAAGCAACACTCGTAAGATCCTTCAGGATCATGAGCGAATGCTCAACAAGTTGCTTCGGCGCACGTACCGGTTTGATACTCTCGTTAGCAACACCAATGGCCTTACCCAGGCTAACTCTGCATATGAGATACATCCGTCCCAACAGGGACCGACGTTCTCGTATTGCAGGTTTGGTGTTACTACCGGGAACCAGGTTCCAATAGAGTCTATGCGAACAGTGACCAAAAGTCACTTCAGTGCCGGATACAGGTTTTACTATCCTGATATCGATACTGCGCTAGACGCACTAGGGGAATTTGAGCACAATGCGAATGTCCTTATGGGCACGCGCCTTGATCCAGAAGTTCTCTGGAATTTAGCTCCCTGGACCTGGCTCGTCGACTGGTTTATTAACTTCGGGGATGTGTTGGGTAACATATCCGCGATAATCAGTGACGGGCTTGTGATGCAGTACGCTTACATAATGCAGGAGACTACCGCCATCAGGCAGATTACCCTTCCACGTGGCCTCTTCACGAGGCAAACGAGTGGGTTAATCGCTGATGGCGCTCCTTATTATCAAGAGCAGGTCTACCACCGTAAGGTGCGGACCAAGGCATCACCCTTTGGGTTTGGCTTAACCCCTGAGATGTTTACACCTCAACAATGGGCCATCCTCGCAGCACTCGGCATCAGCCGGGGGTTGAAATAATAGTAACTTCTCCAAAAGAGGAGTTCAACTAACTGTAAGGAATATTGCTATGGCACTTTCGGATCCTCAGAGCGTAACGCTTAACTCGGCAGCAGTTTCGCTGCCGCGCGTGAGCACAGGAGAAAACAAATCGATCTATCAGAAGGATGACGGCTTCGTAAAGATGT